GGATTGCTAGAGAATGTTGAGGTGCCAGGTGGCGGTGATGCAGGAGTTAAGAAACAGGTAGGAGCAATAGCAGGAGCACTTGGAGTTCAAAAACCAACCGAGGAGGGACAGACTTCAGAAACCACAACTTCAGAAGAAACTAGCAGCAAACAGGAGAAATCCACCAAGAAGAAGAAGGGTTGGTTTAGAAATCTATTTGGTAAGAAGAAGAAAGAGCAGACATACGAAGGAGTAATGGCAGACTCAGATGCGTATATGGCTGATATTCAGAAGATGGTTGATCCCCATGGTTCAGATGAAACCATGGAAGATTATGCTCATCTGATGGGTAAGGGAGGACCTTCACATGATGGTAAAGATGGTAAGGTAGCACCTGATCAAATATCAACAACAGGTAACTATAATAATATAAAAAATTTCGCCAGTAATATTGCACAGGGTGCTAAAAATATGTTTAGCAAGACCCCTGTTGCTAGAGCATTTAAGGCTACTACAAGTGTGTTAAATAAGATACTGGGTGGTAAACCAGCTGCTGAGGGTAGTCAATATGCGAAGCAGGACATCAACAGTCTGACTAATCAGCATATAGAACAGAACAACGAGTTTATATCTGAGAAAACACAGAAGATGGTGACACCGCCAGGTGAAGGTGGGGCAGACTCATCTGGTATGGCAACAGCATTCTCAGAAATGATGAAGGCTGCTATGCAGAGTAATAATGGCATAGACGATACAAACGCTGTACAACCAAATGAATTAAGAGTCAGTAAGTATCTGACTGCTACACTCGTAACAACACATGGAGGGGAGACCCCACACGATCAATGACAGAAGGAGCATCTAATTTTCAACTCGTAGATCTAAAGATCGGTGTGTCAGCACGTGACCCTAACACTGACTCTACAGGTCTTGTGGTGCAACCTTTTGGCATCAATAATTTACTAGAGATACATTATTTTGAGGATATAACCAAAGCAAATGTTATCATAGCACTGAAGTTGACTGACTCATCTAGTGGTGTACTAGGTAGACTCAAGGGTATGGAACCAGTAGAGGTTGTTTTCTGTGATACTGATGAGCAGAATTACATAGGATATCAAATGGTTGTGTATGATATACAGGATAGGATGATTCTTGATGGTAAACAGACACAGGCAACAATATTCTGTGTGGCATTGGATGCTATTAGAAATGCTAGTCTAAAGATATCAAAGAGATTTGGTAAAGGTGGTGGTGAGTATACACATGAGATAGTAACAAGATTAATAGCAGATGAGATGAAGTCTGCTAAGAAAGTACAGATAGACGAGTCATCAACTAAACTATCATTCGTTAGTCCATATTGGGATCCATATACTATTATCTCTTGGTTATCATGGAGATCTATTTTCAGAGACGGGTCAGGTATGAAGAGTGCGGGATATCTATTCTATGAAGATCGTGAAGGTTACCACTTCAAATCCATGGACAATCTGGTGGATCAGGATACCACACGAACGATCCACATAAATGAGGAGACTGATGATCCAATCAAGAGTGATATTTACATCAATGGATTTACACTGACTGGTACGTCGGACATATTTCGTGGTCTGAATCTAGGTAGTTATGCTAGTGCTACATTCACACTAGACATGAAGGACTTCAAATACACAGAGGTTCCATTCTATATTAATGACTTCTATCCTGAGATGAAGAAGTTAGATGCCGAGTCACAGTTACCAGAGTTCTACAAGAGATTTGGTGGCAAAGATCTAGGTGGTGGTCAACCAACAAGAATCATGACAAAGGTCATAGACACAGCGATGTACACAGAAGGTACATATACTCAGGACTTGACAAGACAGCTCAGTCAGAGTATGATAAGGAATCAATTCTTTTTTAATCAGTCTGCAGTATTTGAATACGTGGCAGAGAGGATGGATCTACATCTAGGAGAGGTAGTTGACGTTATAAAGAATGATCCTCGTACAGGTGAAGTTGATACTCAGGTCAGTGGTCGATACATAGTAGGCAAGATCTATCGTCAATTTTTGACAGAGAACGACCAAATGTCTACAAGAGTAACATTGTTTAGGGATAGCATGGGATGAATTTAGAAAGTGCTGCACATGCCATAGGTAAAGATGGCTTTAATTGGTGGATAGGACAAGTCGAGAACGACGGGTCAGATCCAGAGAATGATGGTGAAGAGTCACTTGATTATGATTACACAGGTAAGGTCAAGGTTAGAATTGTAGGGTATCACAACCCAGACAAAGAAGTACTACCAACTAGAGATCTACCATGGGCATCATGTGTCATGCCAGTGGTCTATGCTATGAAGAGTGGTATGGGTTCTATTCAACAGTTACAAGTTAACGGTTGGGTAATAGGATTCTTTATGGATGGATCCAGTGCTCAGATACCAGTTGTCATGGGTAGTATCAGTGACCAGAACCCAAAGGACATATACACTAAGTTACCTGCAGCATCTGGTTTTGGATATCAACAGGTACATGCACTTGACTATAAACCAAAGAAGCATGGTGATGGCGGTGGTGTTGTAGGTGGTACAGCTGATACCACAGAGTCAGATAAAAAGACAGGAACTAATAAGAAGAAGGAAGAGGTAACAACAGAAGAGGACACAGTATCTACAGTCAACGAACGTGGTGAAGCATCAAAGTCCACAGAGGCAATGAAAGCTGCTGATGATAGGAAGAAGTATACTATTCATGTAGGTAATGGTAAGTGTGGTACACCCTCTGATGTCAAGATCAAAGGTGCTACTGCTGAGTTCTTAAAGTGGGCAAGAGGTATAGAGAAGAATGATATAGGTGAGTTTATTGACAAGAAGACTGGTGAGATTGAAGACGTAGCAGAAGAGATAGAAAAGATACAGAGCAGAATACAAGGTTTCATGGGTGGTGTACTCTCCAATGTCAAGGGTACAGTAATGAAGGAAGCACAGAAGGAGATCCAGAAGGTCATTAATGACATCAAGATCCCTGACCCTTCACTATTGGATCCTGCTGTTGATCAACTCAAGAACATAGGAGATCTTGTTAACTGTCTCTTCAAACAAATCTTTAATGAGTTAGCTGATGTGATCGGTGGTCTACTGAAAGATCTATTTGAACAAGCACTAGACGCTGCATTGTGTTTGGCAAAGGATCTCTTCCAAGAACTGTTCGGTGGCATCATGGACAAGTTAATGAAAGGTATTGATGCTGCACTTGGTATCCTCAACGGTGCACTCAGTGCTATCAAGAACAACGCTGCTATCATTCAAGGCATTGCTAGCAAAGTTCTTGATCTAATCGACATGGTTTGTGAAGGTGATCTATCTTGTGCTCTTGGACTATCAACATTCGAGACAGGATCAGGTGCTAACGAGAGTGAAGCAGACAAACAGAAGAAACAGGCAAGTCAGTACAGTGATGCAGCAAAAGCAGCACTTAAAGATGGTAAGACAACTCTGGTTGGTACAGCCATACCTAACTCCCGTGGTTGGGTTCCCGTTACAAAACTGGTCGATGGTAAGTTTGTCAAGAAAGCATTCAACACCAAGAACGGTGAGTTCGCAGAAGTTGGTGCACCTGGCACAGGTGTATCAGAGAAAACATTTGAGAAAGGTAAGAGTCTAGTAGAGAAGTTTGATAGCATCTATCCTATCCGTGACTCAGAAGGTAAGATCAATTACGATACGATCAACTGCTCATCGAGAAACACACGTAAGAAACCATGTTTCCCAGAAATAATTTTTGACAATGCACAGAGCACTAGCATTTTGAAGGCACTACCTATCATTGACGACATAGGTGCCATGGTTGGTGTGCTGATGAGAAAGAAAGGATCTAACATCAACACCACTGCTAGAGCAAGAGCAATGTTTACATGTAATGACCCAGAAGGATCAGGTGCTGACCTCACACCTATCATCAAGGATGGTAAGATAGAAAAGGTCAGAGTCAACAAACCTGGCATTGGTTATGGTCTAGACCCAGACAATACATACTGCCCTAAAGAACAGAAGCACTTCCTTATAGATGCTGCTGAGTTGGCAGACTATGCAGATACAGGGGATGTGATTTACTATCAGGAATCAGATGGTGATCCTAACCAAGCAGTGCTACAGATCATAGACTATGACTATGAAAACACTGGATTAGTTTCTATTGCTACTCTAGAAAAGACTGCTTATATCCCACCTGGTCTAAAACTACAGACACTTGGTGGCACATATAAGTTCACACTCAATCCACTCAAGGAGTTCTATGACCTCGCTATTCCTTCTAATGCTACAGCATTATATGCTAACTGTGACGACATACTACCAGTGCTCGACACTATCGACATCACAAACGTAGGTGAAGGGTACAAGGAACCCAAGATCTATGTCGGTCCTGATGAGGTAGGTGATAT